TACATTACAACACAACGGAGGTTTTGGTGGTACTTTAGCCTCAAACTCTACTAGTGGAGCATTTACTATAGACTCTGCTCATGACATTGTGTTAGATGCTGCTGGAAATCAAGTATATTTTAAAGCTGGTGGTAGTACTAGATATACATGGAACTTAGATTCAACACCTGAATTAGATGTTGTAGGTGATTTTGCTATAGATGGCAGTGGTGATATAACGCTAGACGCTGCTAATGATGTTCATCTTAAATCAGGAGCTGGAGAACATATAATGCTAGATGAAAGTACTACTGGTGGTGCTAATACGAAGTTTAATATAAAAACATACTATCCTGATAATATAAAATCTGTTTATGGCACCGGATCAAGCAGTGACGGAGATTGGCATATATATGCTAATGGTGGCACTAATAGTGATTTAGTTATAGAAAGTTTATCTTCAAATACAGGTGTTGGTAATATAATACTTAGAAATAAGTATCAAGGTGATATTGAGTTTGCGGATAGTAGTTCTACTATATTTAGAATGGATAACAGCTCAAATGCTTTGATTGTTAATTCTGGTAATCTCACGTTAGAAGGAACAGGTAGAATACAAGGTGTTGATACAGTTAGCTCTAGTACAGACGCAGCCAATAAAGCATATGTAGATGCGCACACGCCTACAAGCACCCAAACTATATTGTTTAGTAATTTCTCCGACGATGTTAGTACAACTAGTAGCTTAAGAATACCTTTCAATACATTAAGCGATACAACTTCAAATCAATATTACAACCATTTTGATTGCCCGGCTAACGGGACTATAAAAAGAATTAGATTAAATAACACTAGTGGAACTCACACTAGCGGTACTTGGTACATTACATTTGACATATGGAGAAGTGCTACAGGCTCTCCAACTCAATCATCAAGTCAGATACAAGTTGCATCAGGTGGTGTAGTAGAATATGATCCAGATCTTACTTTTACAAAAGGTGATGAAATACAAATTGGTTTTAGAAAAAGCTCAACTAGCAGGTATCTTAGAGGAGTAAGTGCATCAATAATAATAGAATTTGAACAAGCATAATGGCAAATTTAAACGATAACATAAGAGGAAAAAAACTATTTAAGTCAGGTAGTTCTAAACAAAGAGCTGTTAAAGGTAGTGACGGCGAGATAACTGTATCTAGTGAAGTAGCTAGTGACTTAGCTGCTTTAACAGATATAAGTGATGTTTTTAATGACGATGGATTATATCAAATCAATAGATTTTTATTAAAACAAATAGAAGATTTAAGACAAGACGTAGAAGAATTACATTCATTTATAAAAGACGCTTTTGGTAAAGATTCTTCATCTGCTGCATCACAAGGCGCAAAAGGTGATACTGGATCTCAAGGTCCTAAAGGTGACACTGGAGCTCAAGGACCAAAAGGAGACACCGGAAGCACTGGCCCACAAGGAGCAACTGGCCCACAAGGAGCAACTGGCCCGCAAGGAGCGACCGGTGCAACTGGTGACAGAGGTCCAGCTGGTGACAGAGGTCCAGCTGGTAGTGACGCTTCAGTTAGTGGATTTAGCGGAAAGAAAACAGTTGGTAAAGAAAAATGGACTTTCTCAAACGGATTATTAAGTAGCGCAAAATAATATATTATGGCAATAAATTATACATGGAGAGTTGAACAATTAGAGTGTATTCCTAAAGTTGGAAACAAAGTAAATGTTGTCAAATCAATACCGTATGATTATATAGGTGTTGACGATGATGGTGTTGAAGGCGTGTCTTCTGGTAATGTTGAAATACCAGAACCTGGAGATAAATGGATAACATATTCTCAATTAAAAAAATCAGATATAGAAGGTTGGTTAGAGGCTAATCTTGATGTAGATATATTACAAACTAAAATACAAGCACAAATAAATAGCATAAAAGAACCAAGCGTAGTAGATGTAGTTAAACCTTGGTAATTTACAAATTAATGTAAATAAGTGACTAGTATATATATAGAATAACAATTAAATATAATAAAATGGCAAAAAATAAAAAAATAGTGGACTTAGCTCCAAAAATAAAAGAATCAGAACTAAAAGAACTTCAAGAGGTAGTTAGTAAAATTCAACAGGCTCAGTCTAAGCTAGGTCAAATGGAAACACAGAAGTTTACATTATTATCAATGACACAAGAGCTTCAAATGAGTTTAAGAGCAATTCAAGATAAACTAGAAAAAGAATACGGCAACGTTTCTATAAGTATTCAAGATGGAACTATAACAGAAGTAAAAAATGAAGCTGATAAGAAAAATTAGTATAGGTAAAGACTACAAGAACGAAGCAATGCATTACTCCGTAGGTCAAGAGGTTTATGGTGGTCATGTGATAGACAGCATAATTGAGGAAGACGAAAAGTTTAGTATATTTATTAAAAAAAGTGACGAACTTTTACCTTGGAAAGATTTTAATAAAAACATGGCTGTAGCTGTTGAATATAATTTAGAGTATTAATGAAGAGTATTTTTGATTTTGTTGTAGAGCCAGTTGGCTCTAGATATAATAATGTTAAAGATATTGAAGGTAAAAAACTTATACTAAATACTCAAATTTTTACACATCAAAGTGTTAATAGACTAGCAATAGTTAAAAGTACACCAACTACAGGTAACACTAATATTAGAGTCGGTGATCAAGTTATTGTTCATCACAATGTATTTAGAAGATACCATGATATAAGAGGTGTTGAGAAAAATAGTAGAAGTTATATAGATGATAACAATTATCTATGCTCTTTTGATCAAATATTCTTATACAAACACAAAGACAATTGGAAAGCGCCTAAAGGCTATTCATTTGTAAAACCTATTGAATCTAATGATATTTTTAATCTCAACAATGAAAAACCTTACGTAGGAATATTAAAGTTTCTAGACGAAACAATAAATGATGTTTTTGAAGAAGGTGACTTAGTTGGGTTTACACCTAGTAGCGAATATGAGTTTGTTATAGATGGTGAAAGACTTTATAGAATTAGATCTCAAGCATTAACTATAAAGTATGAATATCAAGGAAACGAAAAAGAATATAATCCAAGCTGGACATAAAGCTGTTGAGGAGCTAATTAAAGTAGCTAAAGAAGCTATAGTTGATTCAGATGATGATATATCAGCTGATAGACTTAAAAACGCTGCAGCTACTAAAAAGCTAGCTATATTCGATGCTTTTGAAATACTCAATAGAATACAAGATGAAGAGGATATACTTAACAATAAACCTAAGAAAGAAGAAAAAAGTAAATCTTTTGGTGGTTTTGCAGAAAGAAGATCTAAGTAATGTACGAGCAAAGTTTATATAAGGTTGTAGAACCTATAAAAATAAACACGATTAAAAGACTTAATAAGTCTAAATCTTGGAAATATGGGTACAATAAGGAACATGACGTTGTTGTAATATCTAAGACAGGTCAGATAGGCGAGGTATATAACATACAAAACTTAAATATAGCTTTACCTAAAATAGTTAAAGCACATAAGTTTGAAAAAAGAACCTGGACTAAATTTGAATACCCAAAGCAATTAAGTAAAATAAAAACAGTTTTTGATTGGAGAGAATACCCAGAAGACTTTAAAGAAAAATGGTATGATTATATCGATAGTGAGTTTACTCGTAGAGAAGAAGGTTTTTCGTTTTATAACAAAAGCGTGCCTACTTACATTACTGGTACTCACTACATGTACTTGCAGTGGTCTAAAATTGATGTCGGAGCACCAGACTTCCGTGAAGCAAATAGACTTTTCTTTATATTTTGGGAGGCATGCAAGGCCGATGTACGATCTTATGGGATGTGCTACCTTAAGAACAGACGGTCTGGTTTTTCTTTCATGGCCTCAGGAGAGGTGGTTAACTTGGCGACAATATCTTCTGACTCCAGATATGGCATTTTATCAAAGTCTGGGCCTGATGCCAAGAAGATGTTTACAGACAAGGTGGTACCCATATCGGTTAATTACCCCTTCTTTTTCAAACCGATTCAGGACGGAATGGACCGTCCCAAGACCGAGCTTGCCTTTAGAGTCCCAGCAAGTAAACTTACCCGTAGAAAAATTACCAGTAACGAAGCCACGCAAGACTTGGAGGGTCTCGACACAACAATCGACTGGAAGAACACGGGTGATAACTCCTACGACGGTGAGAAACTCAAGCTCCTCGTCCACGATGAGAGCGGCAAGTGGGAAAGGCCGAACAACATCCTCAACAACTGGAGGGTTACGAAAACCACGCTACGATTAGGTAGTAGAGTAATTGGCAAGTGTATGATGGGTTCAACTAGTAACTCGTTAGACAAAGGTGGTGATAACTTTAAAAAATTATATAAAAACTCAGATGTTACAAAAAGAAACCGCAATGGACAGACAAGCTCAGGACTCTATAGTTTGTTCATACCTATGGAATGGAACTACGAGGGATTCATTGATTCTTATGGCTTACCTGTATTCGATACGCCCGAGCAAGAAGTTGTTGGTCCGTATGGGGAAACTATAGATATAGGAATACTAGAACATTGGCAAAATGAAGTTGACGGTTTAAAAAGTGACGGCGACGCTCTTAATGAGTTTTATAGACAATTTCCAAGAACTGAAGAACATGCTTTCAGAGACGAAACAAAAAATAGTATATTTAATTTAGCTAAAATATACCAGCAAATAGATTTTAACGAAGAAGCTAATTACGATAACACTATAACTGTTGGTAATTTTCAATGGTTAAACGGTATTAAAGACGGAAAAGTTATATTTTACCCAGACAAAAACGGTAGATTTAAATTGAGCTGGACACCGCCTTTGAATTTACAAAACAACGTTATTTTTAAAAATGGTCTAAAAAGACCAGGTAACGAACACATGGGTTGCTTTGGTTGTGATAGTTATGATATATCAGGAACAGTAGATGGTAAAGGTTCTAAAGGTGCTTTACACGGATTAACAAAGTTTAGCATGGAAGATTCCCCAGCTAATCATTTCTTTTTAGAGTATATAGCTAGACCACAAACCGCTGAGATATTCTTTGAAGACGTTCTAATGGCACTT